ATGAAATAGACAAAGTTGTTGGTGAAATATACAAAATGACAAATACTACAAACGGAAAACATTATATTGGTCAAACACGTAGTCACAGATTAAATCATAATAAATATAGACCATTTGGATATTTGGGAAGATTCAAAGACCATATTTACGAAGCATTTTCAAGCAAAAAAAACCACTGTAAGTGTTTGAATTCAGCTATACGAAAATACGGTCAGGATAGTTTTACTTGTGAATTAATACACACTTGCGATGTGGATGATTTAAACGAACAAGAAGAACAATTTATCATTGAGTATAATTCAAAATATCCAAATGGCTATAATTTAACAAATGGCGGTAAGGCGTTTACTGATGTAAACGGAAACTTTTGTTGGAGAGAAGAACTCCCTATGCCACCAAAGTTTTCAATACCTCAACCGAAAAGTGACTATACAAAACAGTTGATTTCTGAACGGTTAAAATCGGCTCTCGATAATGAAGAACATCGAGAGAAAATGATGAAGCTAACTCAGAAACAACATTTGACAAAAAAATATGACCGATTCAATGGTGTAGTAATAGTTGATGACGACATTGATAAGTATATTCGGGTTCTTAGAAACAATACGAATAATACTGAATACGTCCGTATAGTCATTGATAAAAAAAGAATCACAACTTTTGTAGGAAAACACGAACCAATAGATGAAATAAAAGAACGAGCGAAAAAATTTATATTAGATTTAAAAGAGTGGCAACGTAGCCAAATTGACGGGAATTTCTTTAGAGCCCATACTACCACCCCATAATGGAAACATAATGGGGGAACTCGGTTAATTGCCGAACCCAATGGTAAAAAAGTATGGGATTAGACAATCCGCAGCCAAGCCCCTAAGTCCGTTATGATAGGATATGGGGAAGGTTCAGAGACTAGACGGTTACGGGTCTTAAATGAAGGTTTAATCAACCGGATAAGGCACAAGGTATAGTCCGTCCCCTTAGGAGACTTTGGGGGTTTTGACAGCATATACGCAGTCAAAAAACAAAGGAGATGAATATGCATATGCCACAAAATGTGTTGGCAGAAACAGAATTAAGGCATTTAGCAGCGATTCCATATCAAGTAATAAGTCCTGCTGGAAATGCGCCGATTATCGGCATTTATCAAGACTCTTTGTTAGGGTCTTATCGTTTTACCCGCCCCAACATTTCATTCACGCCCCGTGATGTGATGAATTTACTGATGATGTATTCAAAGGTAGATACGGCGGCACTTCGCGAATTAAGCGAAAAGAACAGCGGAAAAATCAAAAATTTCGATGTTCTAAGTCAGATTATGGCACCCTTAACATTGAAGTTCAAGACGAAACTGTTTGACGAAGATGAAGATTATGCGACTTCAAACAACGTGTTAGAAATCCGCAATGGAAAGTATATTCGAGGACAAATCGAGAAGTCTGTATTAGGTTCTTCTACGAAGGGTATTCTCCATAGAACTTTCAACGATTTTGGAAACATGTCCGCTTGTAATTTCATTGATGACCTTCAAAACATCATCACAGAATACATGAAGTCGAGTGCGTTCAGTGTAGGAATTAGCGATTTGGTTGCTAATAGGAAGACACAAGACTCCATTATTCACGAAATCGCAAAACAAAAACAAGAAGTTCAATCCCTTATTGAGAAAGTCCATAAGGGAACTTTTGAAAATAATACTTCTCACACAAACAACGCGCAATTCGAAACCAGCGTGAATAACATCCTGAATAAGGCAACCGAACAAGCTGGTAAAATCAGTCGCAAATCTCTTGCCAAAGATAACCGCTTCGTCATGATTGTCAATTCCGGTTCCAAGGGTACTCTCATCAACATTTCTCAGATGATTTCTTGTTTGGGTCAGACCAATGTTGATGGTAAGCGTATCCCCTATGGTTTTGAAAACCGAACTCTTCCTCATTTCAATAAGTATGACGATTCTCCGGGTGCTCGCGGTTTCATTGAGAATTCCTACATTTCTGGATTGACCGCACCCGAATTGTTCTTCCATGCGATGGGTGGTCGTATTGGTCTTATTGATACGGCGGTAAAGACTTCTCAGACTGGTTATATCCAAAGAAGATTAATCAAAGGTCTGGAAGACTTAAAGGTAGAGTATGATATGACCGTTCGTAATAACAAGGGCAAAATCATCCAATTTGCTTATGGTGACGATGGGTTTGAATCTACTAAGGTTGAAAATCAATCAATCCCGCTGGTTGGTATGAGTTTGGAAGAAATCTATCTTTACTACGATATTGTGGGAGCGAACGACCAGAAGACCGAAATTAATAAGGTTTTCACTAAGGGCGCTGCTACCAGAACCCGAAAGCAATCAAAAGAAACCAAGGACAAGTGTAAGTCATATATTGAAAAGATGATTGAAAATCGCGATTTGGTAGTAAAATCCGTCTTCAAAAACAAAAATGAGAATGGAGTTAATCTTCCGGTTGCTTTCCAGAATACAATTGCTAATATCCAAGGACAACTTCAATTGAATTCGAACACCATTGTGGATATCACTCCCCTTGAAGCATTTGAATTGATTGAGGAGTATTTCAACAAACTTAAGCAAATCGGTTATTCGTCACCGAGCTCTCTCTTTGAAATCCTATATTTCTTCTACTTAACCCCTAAGGATTTGCTAATTAACAAGCGATTTCATCGTAACGCATTGGTGGTCCTTTTGGAGAATATTGTCTTGAAATACAAGCAATCTATCGTTCATCCCGGAGAAATGGTGGGTGTAATTGCGGGTCAGTCTATTGGTGAACCTACTACACAACTCACTCTCAATACTTTCCATTTAAGTGGTGTGGCATCCAAGTCGAATGTGACTCGTGGTGTGCCGCGAATTGAAGAAATTCTTCGTCTTACCAAAAACCCTAAGAATCCGTCATTAACGGTTTATTTGAACCAACTTGACGAACAGGACCAGGACAAGGCAAATCAATATTCAAACATGTTAGAACATACCAAATTGGTGGATGTAGTAAAATCAGTACAGATTTGTTTCGACCCGAATGATAAATCGACGAACATAATGGATGATGCCACAATGTTAGAAGAATTTTATGAATTTGAAGAAATGGTCGACGAATGTAACCGCGATGGTGATAATGATAATGACCCATCAAAATCAAAATGGATTATCCGTATTGAAATGGATACTGAGACCCTGCTTGATAAGAATATTACCATGGATGATATTCACTTTGCTATTACAAATAGTCACGGTGATGAAATATCTTGTGTATATTCTGATTACAATTCCGATAACTTGGTATTCCGCATTCGTCTCAATGAGAAGATTCTCAAGGGAAAGAAACCATTAAACGGAATTGCCGATACCTTGGACCAATCCGATGATATTTACATGCTTCGTCTTTTCCAAGACAATCTGTTGAATAACATTGTTCTTCGTGGAATCAGCGGCGTTACCAATGTGTTACCCAGAAAATTACAAAACTCTGTCATTAAGGAGGATAGTAAATACGTACACAAGGACATTTGGATTATGGATACAACCGGAAGTAATCTAATGGAGACATTGGCATTAGATTTCATTGATTCCAACCGAACCTTTGGAAACGATATCAAGGAAGCATTCAGTGTTTTGGGTATTGAAGCCGCCAGACAAATCATCTACAATGAATTTGTTGAGGTCATGGAGTTTAGTGGTGTCTACATTAACTACCACCATCTCAGTCTTCTTTGTGACCGTATGACCTCCACTGAGAATATGGTTTCCATCTTCCGTTCAGGCATTTTGAATGATGATATTGGACCTATTTCCAAATCGACATTTGAAGTTCATACGGAGGTATTGTTGAATGCTTCTCGACATGCGGATTTCGACCACATGCGTGGTGTGTCTGCTAATGTGATGATGGGACAAATGGGCGTGTTTGGTACTGGTTCATTCCAAGTAGTTTTGGATATGGAACAAATGAAGAATATGCCTACTGTAGAAGTAACTAAGAAGGACAGTAACAAAGAAATCGAAAAGATGTTCGGTTCATTGGAAGATAGCAGTGAAGTATGTTCTAAGAACAATATAACCATCAAGAACAATTTAGACGCAATCAAAAATAGTGATATGGGTGTATGTGATGATGGATATGATGCTGGATTTTAAATTTGATAAAAAATAGTAAAATAGTAAAAATAATAGTTTTGTAATTATTATTTTTTATTTTGTCATGATTTATTCAAACACCAAAGAAACTTGGTTCAAATAACTTTCAAAATCCATATTGTTATCAATATAATTTTCTGGATTTTCTAATAAATCTCCAAACCCTTCCAAATCATACAATGGACGCTGAGGAGTAACCATACGATATTCAGGACACCGTTTAGAAGTGGCAGGACTACGAATAAAGAAGAAACGGTCTTTCGCTGGATTTCCGCCTAATAGTACCCAATCTATTTTCAAATTCAAGTTTTCAAGAGGAGATTGAGAGAATAACATAATCGGCAATTTCAAATCAGATGCTAACATCCACATATCCAAAGTCGTCAAATAATATTCTTCGCTCATAATCAAATCTTCCATCGTAAGTTTGTTCTGAATGACCTTGTTTATCATAGACAGCTTACCATTTTGTTTACGCAATATATCGTAAACCTTGGATTTGTGACTCTCTACATAGTTATTATATAGCCGAACTAACCTTTTTTTGATATCAACCATG